GTTATTGCTAAAAATATAAGAGAAGCTCGACGGGTTGGCGTTGATGCTTGTGAAAAATTAGGCTTAATAAAACGGGAGTTTATTAAAAATACATTGGTCTATAAACACGAAAGTGAGGTTTATCATGCTTAAAAAATTCAAATTATACGAAGCAGAAGAACAGGAAATTTTAATTGCTATTACAACCGTATCAGGAAAATTATTTATTCGTTTTGATGTGACAAATCAAGAAATTGATTTATTAGAAGTTTATGCAGAGGATCATGAAATCCTTGAATTACTTGATGATGCAGTGATTAATTCAATTAAATCTAAGATTTTTAATCAACTAAAACAGGAGAATCAGCAAAACTATATTTCAGCCATAGCGGCATAAAAAAAGCCACTTATAAAAAGTGGCTTAGGATTTCATTACTTTAATTGTTCTTAGCTGTCGGAGGCTAAGAACAGCAACGAGGATTTTATTATGCAACAAAAAAAACTGTTCAGCAAATTAGCGGGGAGGGCGTGCCATGAATATTAAAGACGCTCTATCAATTTTAGGTTTAACAGCCAATGCAGGCAAAGATGAAATTAAACCTGCTTACCGTAAAGCCTGTATTAAATACCATCCCGACCGCAACCCAGCAGGGCTAGAAATGATGAAAGCCGTTAATGTGGCTTATTCATTTTTAGTAGAAATTAAATACAACGGATCAGATCGCCCAATTGATGAAGAAGTAAATTCAGATTTTGGCGACATGCTAAACGATGCAATAAATTCCATTATTGGGCTTTCTGGTGTGGATATTGAAATATGCGGGGCTTGGGTTTGGTTATCAGGTGAAACCAAAGCACATAAAGCAGTAATTAAAGCGGCTGGGTTCTGGTGGGCTAAGAAAAAAACAGCTTGGTATTTTCGTCCCCCTGATTACAAAAGTAAAAATAAAGGTGATTGGGATTTAGACAAAATACGCGAGAAATACGGCAGTGTAAGCGTACATAGTCAGCCTAGAACAGCATTAGCTAATTAATAAAATTAACAGGGCAGGGAAGCCCTAAACCGAGGATAAAAAAATGGAAACTCAACAAACAAAAGTAAACGGTAAAGAAATCGGTATTTATTCAGCAGCGCAAGTTGAAAGCGCGAGCCTAGACACTCAAAAAAGCTTGCCAGACCTTAGTAAATCTAAAAAGCACTTTGTGCCTTTAAATATTGATTATTGGAGTCCTGAGAAAGCAGGGGAGGAAAAACTTGTGTACATCCATTCCATCGGAGGGCATGAAGTACCAGACCTAGAAACAGGCGAAATAAAAACGCTTCAATGCGTAATGATGATCGAGAAACAAAAAGACACGGTTAAGCGCTTTATCAATGCTAGTCGTGTATTAGTAGGCAATATTCAAGATGCAATTAGCCGAGGGGAAATCGTACCTAAAACAACATTAACTCCCGTATCTATCACCTTTTTAGGATCAATGAAAAACCGCTCTAATGCGTTTAGTTCTAACCGCTGGCAAATAGTCCCTTTAATTAATCAAGCAAAAGAGGCTTAACAATGAATGCTCAAGACTTAACCGGTTTTGAGCAATCCATTCTTAATAGTGGTGCTGATTTATCAGGGTTTGATAAATCAGCACCGCTTAAAACAGCGGAAGAAATCCGTAAAGAATGGTTGCTTGAACGTATCGGAAAATTTACAGCCTCAGAATTTCACAAACTAACCACCGCCCCCACTAAAAAAGAGTTACCCGTGGGAGCGATTACGTTTACTGGTGAAAAAACGGTTGAAATGCTTACTGAGTTCTTAGATGAAAGATTTGTTACTAAGGATATGCAGTGGGGAATAGATCACGAGTTAGAAGCAATTGAGGAATTTGAAAAGCGTACTAATTTCAAAGTTGATAAAACAGGGATTAACCAAGAGCTTATAACATTAGGTAAAAACATTGGTGGAACGCCTGACGGCTTGATCGGTAAAGATTCTGGTATCGAGGTTAAATGCCCGAAGTCCACCATGCACTTTAAATATTTGAACGTAGCGAACCAAGAAGATTTAAAAAATATTTGTGCTGATTATTACTGGCAAATACAGGGGGTTTTATATATAACAGGGCGTAAGAATTGGTATTTTATTAGCTATGACCCTCGCTTTAAAAATAAGGCTCAGCAACTACACTTTATAGAGGTTAAACCGGATAAAGAAGATCAAAAGTTTTTAGCTGATCGCCTAACACTGGCTATTTTTTATCGAGATTATTTACTTGAAAAAGTGAATATGAATTTTAGTGAACACATAGACCAGGTAAAAGTTTTAAAGCTTTTAAAAGTAGGGCGTACAAAGCTATTAAAGCTTAGAAAATCAAAAGACTTTCCCGCACCAATAAAGAAAAAACCGTTGCTATGGCGTTCAGTTGATATTGAAAGTTACGCAATAAAAAAGCACTAGATCAAATTGAAATAGTGCTTCTATAAACCGTGTGGGCTTGGGTAGCCGCCCTCGCTCACACATTCCAACTTTTGCACATTGGAGAACTAAGATTATGACAACTGAAACCACAAAGCAAGCTGAACCTTTATTTGAAATGGGCAGAACTGTTGCAACGCCTGGCGCATTATCGACTATGCAAAACTTAAATATTGATCCAATAACCTTATTAAGACGGCATATTTACGGAGACTGGCAAGATATGGACGCAGACGATCAAGAAGCTAACCGCGAAGCTGTAAACCAAGAAGATCGGATTTTTTCCGCGTTTGTTTTTGGTGAGGTTAAATTTTGGGTGATTACTGAGGCAGATAGATCCAGTACGACGATTCTTTTGCCTGAAGAGTATTAAGCTAAACACTCTGCTTTGATGGCAATTCAAGTTGAGGCATTTAAACAAACATAGATCAGAACGAACACTTTTGGGGGTTCTTCCACAGGCCCCTAAGATACAATTTATTACCTATTGATAGCCCGATAAATCCTTATAGTTTATGAGAATAGATTATGGGACATAAAACAGGCCGCTTGCCCCCCGCATTCTATGGCCGGCTAAAATATTCCCATAATGTATACTTTACGAGACTTACGATTGATCAGAGTCCTGCATTGCAAAACATTAAATCACCTCTAAAGAGTGCGTTTAATTTCTAAATTAACCTCACTCTATTAATGCTTACTCATCCAATCTCTTGCTAACTTCTGTGCTTCTGCTATCTGCGATGAAGTCATCTTCTTTTCAATAAGTCCTCTGCCTTTTATAGCATCTTTATATCCACTCACTGCCGCAATATTCCAATACATATGTACCATTACATAGTCTTTAGGAACACCTTGTCCATTGGCATACATCAAGCCTAAGTAGGCTTGTGCTTGAGCATGACCTTGTTCTGCTGCTTTTCTATACCATTTGACTGCTTGTTTATCATCCTGAATAACACCTTCTCCATTGGCATACTTCACGCCTAAGTTGTATTGTGCTTGAGCATATCCTTGTTCTGCTGCTTTTCTATACCATTTTGCTGCTTGTTTATCATCCTGAATAACACCTTCTCCTTTGGCATACATCACGCCTAAGTTGTATTGTGCTTGAGCATAACCTTGTTCTGCTGCTTTTCTATACCATTTTGCTGCTTGTTTGTAATCCTGAATAACACCTTGTCCATTGTCATACATCACGCCTAAGTTGGATTGTGCTTGAGCATGACCTTGTTCTGCTGCTTTTCTATACCATTTGACTGCTTGTTTATCATCCTGAATAACACCTTCTCCATTGGCATACATCACGCCTAAGTTGTATTGTGTGTCAGCATAACCTTGTTCTGCTGCTTTTCTATACCATTTTGCTGCTTGTTTGTAATCCTGAATAACACCTTGTCCATTGTCATACATCACGCCTAAGTTGGATTGTGCTTGAGCATGACCTTGTTCTGCTGCTTTTCTATACCATTTGACTGCTTGTTTATCATCCTGAATAACACCTTCTCCATTGGCATACATCACGCCTAAGTCGTATTGTGTGTCAGCATAACCTTGTTCTGCTGCTTTTCTATACCATTTGACTGCTTGTTTATCATCCTGAATAACACCTTCTCCATTGGCATACTTCACCGCTAAGTTGTATTGTGCTGAAGCATCTCCTTGTTCTGCCAGTTCTTTACAATTATCAAAGTTTTGTTTATTTGATAATTTTTCATCATAGCAAGCCATAGCCATTGAGTTCACTGCTAAACTTAATACTAGAATATAGAGTAACTTTTTCATATAAATCCTTTCTGTAATAATTTATTTAGTATAAAGCATATATAAAAAATCACTAACGCCACTTCTTATACTAATCTTGTAAGTGATGTAAGTTTTACTGAGTGATAAGGGCCGGTTATTACACGGTACGTTACTACAACACTTGATGTTCCTGATTTAAATAATCATAAATACCCTTAACTGGGTTTATATTTCGTTTCGTGCATCGCCCCCAATATTAGATAAATTGCTTAGCTTACCTTTTTACAACTATAATTGTTAAATACAATGATAATTAAATAGTAGGTGAGTTATGGAAACTTTCGCCAAACGCTTACGCAGTTCGCGTAAAAATAAAAACCTCAACCAATCTGAGTTAGCTAAAAAAAGCGGCGTCTCTCAGCAGGTGATTTCTCAAATTGAAAATGAAAATATTAAAAGTACCAATGATATTTTTAGTCTATCCGATGCTTTAAATGTAAATGCTAAGTGGTTAGCCACTGGTATTGGTGACATGAACACCGGAGCCACTAATCAAAGTGATAACAAAGAAGAGATGCAGTTTTTGAATTTATTACGCAGCGTTACAGCAGATCAAAGACACGAAGTTATGCAGTCTTTAAAAGATACCCACCTAAGTAATGAGCGGATTATCAAAGAGCTTTCAGGGTCCTATTCAGCTTAATAATTATTATTAGGGGCTTACTTTTCTATGGATAACCCCTTTAAGCCCACACACAAAAGCACTCTGACCACAAAATAACCCTGTGTAATTCTTTAGCGTTATTTGGGGATAAATAAGACTTAGACAAAACTAAACACAGGTAATTATTACAATTAGATGACAGTTACGCACATTTCCTGTGGATAAGATTGTGTGTATTTTTTGCGTAACTATCTCAGCCCAGCGTATTCAAAGGCTACAGTTTAAATCGTACAAAATTCATACAATTATTTTTGATTTGGCAGCGAGTGCCGAAGTAGAAAT